CCTAAGCCTCCAGATCCGGAGACCGTGCCATCTTTGATGAGTATGATATATGAAAAGAATAGATGGGATAATATTATTTATGATGGATTAGAATATGAAGGAAAAAAATTTAAACAAGTAATATTTTCTACTAATGATATCACTAAGAGTAAATTGTTGACGCTTCATAAAGCATTTTCTAAGGATACTGTTTATAGAGGAGTTAACGTAATTACATTAGATCATCTTTTACCTAAAGCTATTATGAGAATGCGATGGTACGTTGACTGTGATGAAATCGTGAACACACTACGCGTAAAATATTCACCAATAGATTTATTGAATCGTTTGAAGATGGATACATCCGGAGGAATCCTTCCTATACGATGTCCGAATGTCGAGATACCTCCTGGCTTGCGAATAAAAACAACAGGTGCTAAAGCTTTTTTAGTTATTCCAGCCATGAAAGAATTTCATAGATATTTTAAAGCCTGTGAGAAAGGAGATGAATACGATTTGCAACCAATTTGTGTACTTAGAGGGAAGCAAGAGTATCGTTTCTTTCATGAGAAACAAGCGAAAGATTTACCTAAAGCGCAAAATAAAATTAGGGAATTTTTTATCCCTAGTTTAATAATAATGTTACTTCTTTTGCTTTTAGCGGGTGATCGTTTGAAATTTGAGTGCTCGAAATATCGGATTTGTATTGGAATGAAACTCTGGTGGGGAGGAGCAAACGAGTTTGCTAGATCATTGAATGCTCATCTAAATCGAGTTAAAGGAAAGAAAGAAAAAAAATTTTTTTTGGGTGAGTGGTGATATTGAAAATTTCGATAAAGGAGTTTTAGATCTTTTTTTGTATTATTATGTCTATGAGTTGCGTCGCTATTATGCCGTAGATCAAATGAGTGAAGTTGAACGTCGTATTTTTGAGCGAATGCTTCGAGACTTAGCTTATCATACAGTTAATAAGGTTGTGTTGACTTTAGATAACCTTTGGAAGTTGATAAGTGGTGTTGTCTGGTCAGGTGGCTTTGATACTAGTCATGTTGATTCGTGGATTATGTGTATCTATTTTTGGTTATTTACAGAATGGATAAAAATGCGTAATCCTAGAATGGAAAAGCTAATTGATGAGTTAATAACGAGAGGTTTCATTGCAATAGCAGTCTATGGTGATGATCATATATGGGTAGCGCCAACAATAGTTCGTAAAATAATGAATGCTAAGTTATGGGCCGAATTTTTACATGACTTTTGTCGTACAATTTTGAGGGATTATAAAGAATTTGAGGACTTTGTTTCTGAAGCAAATTTTGTGACCGGAGGTCTTAAAACTAGAGGTCCAAAATTTCTTAAGATGCATTTTATTGAATCAACTAAAGAAGATAGAAAGAATGGTTTACCTTGGTTGATTCCTTTTAGAGAGTGTACAGAACCGCTTTTGAAAGCATTTTGTGCTACTGACTATTCGCCTGAAAATGTGGCAATAGGTATTTGTGGTCAAATGTATTGTAGTTTTGGCACTAATCCGGTTACTTACGAAATCTTGTCTCGTTACTTAGAAACTGCTGTTCCTAATGTTAATGACTTAGATTTTGTAGCTCTTTATAAAAAAGCACAACAAGATCCTGAAAATGCATTACGATTGTCATCTCTGGCAAAAAAACTTAATCTCAATCCAGCTAAGGTTTATGCGGCAATACCGTCATATGAGTCAATGCGTATGATGCATAAGTATGATCCCGCACGGTGTATCTATGGAAAGAAGAATTGGTACACTCGTCCTCTAAATATGGTTGATTATGAATGATAGTTTAATTCCACAATGGAATTATTAATAATAAAAAATAATAAAAAAA